GATAAATCAAAACTATAAGCACAACCTGATGAACCTGATTTCGAAATACTTCTTTTCACAGAAGCATCTTGATCAAAAGTTCCATCATTAGGAATAAGTTTTAATAACTTAAATAATTCCGAATGAAGAGGTTGCAGTATATTTTGAGTTCAAAAATCAACCATCGCAAAGATACGTAACTTTCCAGCAGCTTCTTCTTTAAACATAAGCTGACCTACTAAACCAGAATAATTTCCAGTCTTACGACATGGAACTCAAACCTCTGGATTAAATAAATTATCCAATTCAGTTTGAGAACTTGTTTTAGAAAGATCAGCCTTAAGGATAGAGTAACCTCTATCTACAATAGTCATGACTTCATCAATAACAGTATTAATATATTTATTACCGACGAGATTACAGTAAGTATCGAAATGATAACATACAGAAGTACGACGTAATAATATAAGATCTGTTAAAAGACCATGCCATGATATTGAGTTTGAAGGAGAAGCTGTCTTGAATCATGTTAATTTTGAAGGATATAAGTTTATATTTTTATGCCATACTTCATAACCCTCAAGTTTCTTAAAGAAATTTGAGAATGGAGAATGGCTTATAAACTCTTTCAATTTAACAATAAATTCAATATCTCCTGTATAAGGATCAGTGATGGAGTTTAACTTAGAGTTACACTCACATTCAATCACTCTATATACAGAAAAGATAGAAAGTCAAAATTGGATAACCTTTGGGTCAGATCTACGGATTCTAGATCTATCTCCTTTAGGAATAATAAAAGGTAAACCGTTTATTAATCTTGGAAGAGGTAATTTAGAATCAATAGATCTGAGACTCGAAATGGTATCATCTCCTAGAAATCGTTGAAGACACACATAGCAAGCTTTAAGTCATTTTACTGACATTAAAGAACCATGGTTCTTCTCCAATTTAACTAGGAATGATATAAGAGAGTAAATATTCTTTGATCTTGCCAGGGCCAGAGATGGTCTCCCAAAACATATAAGAATTAACTTATATGCATAAGGAGATATCCCTTTTCACAATCGTGAAATTGGAAACATCTTTGTCTTTGCAGTCCCTAGAGGCCGTAAAGCAGCAAAAACTGTTTTAAAAGTTGAAAACTTTAATTTTTTCATATTTTAAACCATTAATTGTCGTTTTACTTAATCTAGGACTTAGCCAATGTATTAGGAGGAAGTATCAATATATCTTATATACATGTATATATATATACATGCATACATCGATATAAAGATACCCCAATGCTAAAGGGTAACCCCTTACAAAGGGTTTCTACCTCAAGTCCAACAAGGATTCTTCATATAGAAGGCATCACAATTCATAATCAAAATGAATTGCAAATGGGATTATCTCCGAAGATAGAAACCGGACATTGGATCCGTGAGACATGCACAGACAAAGACTCCGCTGTTCCGTAAGGGACGGCAGTTTCTAAGTCAAGGCATGGAGGACATATTAAGAATATGTGAATACATCCGCTTTACTAACCAGTCAGTTCCTTGAATTAACAAGGAAGCAAACCAGCTTTGCTGGG